GGGAATCTTGTGGAGACTCTGCTGCTCACTGACCCTCCCTATTGCATGGAGTCAGATCAAACAGCAGTACACGGAGACAAAAAGGTAGTCATCAAGAATGATAGCCTTGCCCCGGATGATTACAAGGATCTCATCACACCGATGCTAAGGGAAACCAAAGCGGACGTCATGTATTCTTTCTGCTCGTGGGAGAGATGGTGTGAGATGAAGCTGGTAGTATCGCTGTTGGACTTCAAAATGAAAACCATGGGAGTATGGGACAAGGGCAAGCAGGCATTGTGGAACGATTGGGGTAGCCAGCACGAACTCTTCGCTGTCGCCTACCGCAATGGTAGGAAGAAGCGAGCGGCAAACATTTCGACTAACTTGCTTTCGTATTCTCCAAAGCATTCGAAATTACACCCAACGGCAAAGCCTGTGGATCTTCTAATTGAAATGATGGCAGTGGACATAGCGGAAGGTCCTGTCCTTGACCCATTCCTTGGGAGTGGCTCAACCCTTATCGCGTGCGAGAGATCTAACCGGGCGTGCATAGGGATCGAGATCGAACCTAAGTTCATTGCGGCAACACTGAAGAGATCCGAAGCGGAGGGCTTTAGCATAGAGAGGCTGTTGTAGTCATGTCTATTGAAGTTCCCGAGGGACAACTTGACGAACTCATAGCCAGCAACAAATCTAAGCATGGGAAGCTTGAGGCGTGGTGGCATCCAGAGAAGGGTAAGGTCAAACCTGAGATACTGGATAGGCGACGCAAGGTAGCTATCTGCTGGAACCAACTTGGAATGTCGGTGAGCGAGACCGCAAAGAATCTAGGGTTCGGCGCTTCAACGATTGCCATGGATAGGAAGTGGTTGCTTGGGTGTTGGCAAAAGGGAACCCAGGCAGATGTCGTCGAGATTGTTTCGCGCGAACTCGCCAAACTGGAAACGCAAGAGGCTGAGCTATGGTCTGCATGGGAAAGATCGAAAGAGGATGTCGTAACAACGAACACCGAGACGCACAGGAATGCCGAGGGCGCACAGGTAGGTGGAACGACAATCAGGACTACTCGAGTCGGCAGACTACCAGAGTCAAAGTTCATGGACCTGATCATCAAGTGCCAGGAGCGAAGGTCGAAACTCCTTGGGCTCGACAAGGCTGTTACTTTCGAAGGTGCATCATTCAGCTTTGCAATGTTTGTTGAGGAAGCGTATGAGTCTGCGGTAGATCAGCAGAGCAAGAGACTGATCAAAGATGTGACTCCGCCCAAACAATTACCAGGCGAGATTGAGCACCAGTGAAACTCTCGAAAAGAACTCCTAACTTTCTATACTGGAGCAAGTTCGTCTTTGACCCAGTTGGATTCGTGGTCAATGTCATTGGCGCAAATCCGCAGGGATGGCAGCGAGCGTTTCTGGAAGACATCGCCAAACCTGGGACTATCATCAGGAACGCAGTCAAGTCTTGCCACGGCCCAGGTAAAACGGCCCTCCTTGCTTGGCTGATACTTTGGTGGATCTGCACCCGGCCTTATCCAAGGATACCCTGCACTGCTCCGACCGAGCATCAACTCAATGACAAGCTCTGGCCCGAACTCCACAAGTGGATGCGTAGGTCGAGGGGTGAACTCTGGAGATGGTTCGAGTGGGAGAAAACTAGATTCTTTTTACGCGAGAAACCGCAAGAGTGGTTTGCTGTCGCAAGGGTCGCCCGAGTGATGAAGGTTGGGTCCCTGGGGGCCGAGGCATGGGGTATGCAAGGCTTTCACTCCGACCACCTACTCTTCCTCGTCGATGAGGCGTCGGGCGTTCATGACGCCGTTTACGGGGCCATTGAGGGGGCGCTGTCAACTGATACCGAAGTGAAGGTCGTCGCCGCTGGCAATCCGAACATTCCTGCCGGGTGGTTCCATAAGGCATTCACGAAGCATCAAGGGCTCTGGAATTTGAGAACGGTATCTTATAATGATAGCCCGAAGGTTTCTAACAAGTGGGCGAAGGAGATGATCGACTCCTATGGGATGAGGCACCCATGGGTTCAGGTCAAGGTCTTGGGCGAGTTCCCAGATCTCCTTGAGAACGGATTGTTCAGCTACGTGATGATTGATGCTGCAATGGAGCGCACTGTCTCGCGCCTCGGGAAGAGGAGCATAGGAATCGACGTGGCCAGGTTCGGCGACAACAACACCGTGTTCACCTTTGTAGAAGATGGGCAAGTAGTTAACTATAAGCAGTACTCCGGGTTGCCCACTGATGAAACCGCACTTGAAGCTGAGTACGCGGTGAGAGAGTTCGATGCTGACTTCTGCGTGGTTGACTCAGAGGGGGTGGGCGCCGGGGTAACAGACGTTTTAGTCAAGTTGGTCAGAGACCATAAATGCAAGGTCATTGAATGGCATGGGAGCTTCTCGGCGAATGATGATGAGAAGTTCATCAACGCAAGATCCGAATCATTCTGGTTGTATCGTGACGCTCTGGTGAACGGTGACGTTGGTCTAATGCAGAGTGATAAGCTGGCAAGACAGGCGTCAGCAGTTCGCTACGGATTCGACACAAGAGGCAGGATCAAACTTGAGCGTAAAGAGAAAATCAAAGAGATGATAGGCGAGAGTCCTGACGAGCTTGACTCGTCATGTCTGGGCCTCGTCCCGTTCCTGTACAAAGACATGAGACTACCGATGAAAAAAGGAATGACTGCAGAGGATGTTGTTTTTTAGATAGTTGTGGTATAGGTTAGTGAGTATGAAGTTACCACTCCGTGCACGTATCGCCATAGCAATCAGTGAGTTCATGGGTAAGTCGGTAGGCGGATTCCAACTTGGCTATTCGAACGGAAGTGGATACTCAAGTAGTGTTGCCGGTAACATGCTCAGAGCTTATGCGAACATGCCGTGGCTCAGGGCTGCACTCGGTAAAGTTGCTGATGGAGTAGCGGCAGCACCATGGTTCATTGAAGTTGCTGTCAGGAATAGCAAGCCAGTCAGGATCTCTGCCATGGTGAACGGTACTCCTGAACACAGGAAAGCGCTCAAGAAGAAATTACGCAGCAAGACATGCAAGGCACCGATTGAAGTAGTAGAGATTCACGAGCATTTGTTGCTCGATGTTCTGGCGAATCCTAACCCTCTCATGCAGGGTCCTGCGCTCATGGCCCTTACCGCTCTGCACCTAGATCTTGTCGGTGAGGCTATGTGGTGGATCAGGTATGAGGATGTCGGTGGTGTAGGCATTCCTTCAGAGTTCTGGCCGGTACCACCAAGCTGGATTCTTGAGAGACCCAAGACTGTCAACGGTGTATTCAAACTTCAGCCAGGTACGAACGATGAGTTCCCTGAAGAGATCCCAATATCAGACATGATCTGGTTCAGGCAACCTGACCCGGCAGACCCTTACACAAAGACAGTCGGTACCGCTGGCCCATTGAGAGATGAACTTGAGTCTGATGAGTACGCCGCTAAGCATATAAAATCATGGTTCCTCAACCGCGCGCAACCAGAAATCATCATCACTGGAACAGGGCTCGACCCGAAGGAAGCAGAACGTGCTGAAGAAAGATTCCTTGGAAAGTTCAGAGGCTACTGGAAAGCACACAGGCCATGGTTCATTGGACAAGAAGCGAAGGTCATTGAACTCAGTGGAAAGTTCACAGATATGCAGCTCATCGATCTGCGTAAGTGGCAGCGAGATATCGTTCTCCAGTCTGTTGGCATCCCACCGGAAATACTTGGGGTTCTTGAGTCGTCCAATAGAGCAACGATCGACACTGCAGCTTTCATTCATGCAAAGTGGGTTCTCACTCCACGACTTGAAATAATCAGGTCAACACTTCAGACTCAAGTAGTCCCGATGTATGACGACAGGATCAGTCTTGAGTACTCGTCACCAGTTGAGGAAGACAGAGAGTTTGCGCTGAGTGTCCGCAAGTCGTTCCCGTGGGCGTATACGCTAGATGAATTGAGAGAGGTTACCGGAGATCCGCCACTTGAAAATGGACAGGGACAGATCGTTATGATCCCTGCCAGTTTTGTTCCGACACTGGTTAGCGAACTTGATCAATTTGAGTCTCCGTACACTGCTCAGAATGGCAGAGAGATTGATCAGGATGCTGACAAAATGTTACTCGGTAAAGGCATGGAGAATTCTAGCTTGCCATCATAGTGCTATAGTGTGGTACGGTGATAGGAGTTGTTATGAGCTTACGAAAGATTCTTGAACTGGCCGAATACGCAGACAAGGAAAAGCATGCTGTCGGTGAACTTGCGCGTTCCACTCTTGATGCGGCGGCTGACGTTGTTGTTATCAACAAAGATGATGGGACATTCTGTTCAGCGAAAGTCACAGATCCTGACGAGTTGTTAGAGGGTGGATTCCTGCGGCACATTGCGTCTGATGAGACTCTTGACCGCCAAGGCGACATCGTGTCTGCCAAGGGGTGGGAGCTGGATAACTATCTGAAAAATCCTGTCATCCTCTGGGCTCACAGTCATTCTCAGCCCCCGGTTGGCAAGTGTGTTGAGATCGGAGTCAACCGCAAAAAACTGATCGGGATTGGCGAATATCCGTCCGCGAGCATGTACGAATTCGGGAACACCGCTTTCAGGCTTGCGGCCCTCGGGTACATGCGGGCAGTCAGTGTTGCTTTCATGCCGACGAAGTTCGAGTTGCTCGACGAAGAGGACCCC